TCTCACCCTAGTCAACAACGTCCTTCGGGACTTCAACGAAGTAGAATTGACCAGTTCTAACTTTACGAACTCTCGTGGTGTACAGACTGTAGTGAAAGACTACGTCAATCGTTCGATCACTGACATCCTCAACTCTGACTTGAATTGGCCGTTTACTCGTGCTGCAGGTTCGGTAGACGTTATTGCAGGCAAGTCTCTCTACAGTCACGCAAGTATAGCCTCGACACTCAAATATGTTGACTACGACACGATGTTCTTGAAGCCAAAAGACTACATACAGAACGGAGACTACGAGATTGCAGGGTCCGCAAGTATTACTAATTGGACTACTGTGTCTGGCACTCCTGCCGCCAGTTCTAAGTTTGGCAATACTCTTCTACTTACTAACGCGGAAGCATCTCAAGAAGTTACCGACCTCATCGTAGGTCGTTCGTACGTTGTCCTCACACAGACGAGTGGTGCTACACTCACCCTCGAAATAGGAACGAGTTCTGGTGGATCACAAACAAAGTCTGCTACGCTTACTATTGCCAACGGCAACGAGGTGGCTCTTACCGAAACTACGTTCACTGCTACGGCTACGACGCACCACGTAAGCTTCACAGAGGCTGCAGGCAGTGCCGCATTCGTCAAACTGGTTCAGTTGAGTGAGGACGTACAGCCAAGACCCTTGAAGTACATATCGTACGAAGAATACAACGAGTCGTTTCGTGAGCGGGACAGTCGCCTCGACACAAACAAGTTTGCCGAACCAGAATACGTCTACACCACTTACAACGACGAGGTTGGCCTCACGCCTATACCCGACACAAGCAATCGTACCCTAGAGTTTGACTACTACGTATCTCACACTGACTTGTCTTCGGCCACTGACACATCAATTGTCCCTACACGATTCGAACCTGTCATCAATGCCCGTGCGAAATACTATACACATATGTTTCGTTCCGATGTACAGGCTGCACAGTTTTCCCTAAAAGAATATGAGGACGGGTTAAAACGTATGCGCGTTGAGTTGCTCAACCGAAAGAACTACATGAGGGCTGTATAGTATGGCAGACCTAAGTGAAACCGCTGCATTCCCGTTTATATGCGAGGGTGGCTTGGTTGCCAATCGTTCTACGTTTATCATGCAGCCGGGGCAAGCCCTACAGCTAGAGAATTTTGAGCCAGATATCGAAGGCGGCTACAAAAGAGTGCAGGGGTTTCAGAGACACATACGAGCGGTTGTGCCTCACACTTCTTCGTCTGACGAAAAGGTGTTGATGGTAACAACCTTCGAAAATAAAATACTTGCTGGACGCGGCGAAAAAATATTTAGTAGCGCCTCTACGTCTCTGGCTAGGGGGGCTACAAATTCTATAGCAGCAAACACGGCTATGACAGGCTCCGGTACGATCACCGTGTTTTCTACGTCCGGGTTTAGTTCGAGTGGTACGCTACAGATAAACAGTGAGATATTTACTTACACAGGCGTAACCTCTACTACGTTTACGGGAGTAACACGTGCTACGAGTGGCACAAGTGCAGCAGCCCACGCCGCATCTACGGACACCTCACGGACAGTGGTTTCAGAGTCGTGGACAGAGCGAGACACCGGACGCACCAGTGCAGGCAAGTACTCGTTCGAACGATTTAACTTTGACGGCAACAGCAAGATTGTAGTTGTTGACGGAGTGAACGCCCCGACTGTGTTCAACTCTGCGTTGTCCGCAACGGATGTAAGTGGCAGTGCTGTTCTTGGTGCATCGATTGTAGCATCGTATCGTGAACACATGTTCTACGCTGGTATGCCTCTAACCGGCAACTCCGGTCCTCAAGAGATCGTATTCAGTCAGCCATTCGATGAGGATGCGTTTTCCAGTGGCAGCGGTGCAGGCAGCATCAAGGTTGACGACACAGTTGTTGGCCTCAAGGTGTTTCGTGATGGTTTGTTCATATTCTGTGAAAACCGCATATTTAAATTGACAGGCAGTTCCCTGAGTGACTTTGCTGTTCAGCCTGTAACAAGAGACATCGGATGTATCAATGGCAAGACTATTCAGGAATTTGCTGGTGATCTTTTGTTTCTTGGGCCTGACGGCTTGCGTACGGTTGCAGGTACAGCAAACATCGGTGACGTGGAACTGGGCACCATAAGTTCGAATGTTCAATCACTATTTGACGAAAACATATCAGAAGCAAATGTATTCGACTCTATAATTATTCCGGAGAAAACACAGTACAGACTATTCTTTAGTAAGGCCGGGGACTCAGAGGGACGAACAGAGGGACTTATCTGTGTCCTCAAAAATCAACAGGGCGGCAACAAGGGGTACGAGTTTTCTACGCTCAAGGGTATCAAGCCTTCGTGTACAGATACTTTTATCGATGCAGGAGACATCATCGTTTTGCACGGCGGATTTGATGGGTACATATACAGGCAGGAAGAGGGCACCACGTTTGACGGTGCAGCTATTCTAGGCAAGTATCGCAGTCCCGACCTGACTATGAATGACCCCGGCATCCGCAAGCATATGCAGAGGATCATTGTAAACTACAAACCTGAATCTACAATCGATGCTGACATGTTTGTTCGTTATGACTACGAGTCGGCAGACTCACCCAGACCAGCAGCCTACCCCCTAGACTCCACAGCTATTGCTGGTATCTATGGGACGGCTACATACGGTACGCCTACGTATGGCGGACCCTCTCAGCCGCTGCTGAGACAGCCTGTTGAGGGGTCTGGTTTTGCTGTGGCTTTGCGAGTGAACGACGGTGGCTCTACCCCCGCATACTCGTTAAAGGGTTTTCAGCTAGAGTATCAACTAGGAGCGAGACGCTAAATGGGTGCATCATACACAAGACAGTCATCGTACGCTGATGGAGATGTAATTCAAGCGTCCGATACCAACAACGAATTTGATCAATTACTTGCGGCGTTTGCTGCTAGTTCGGGACATACTCACGACGGCACCGCAGGAGAGGGTGGTCCCGTTACAAAACTCTTGGGCACATCCCTAACACTTGGTGATGGCACGTCCGGCACGGACATTACTGTCACCTTCGACGGCGAGTCGAATGATGGCGTACTCAAGTGGATGGAAGACGAGGACTACTTTGAGTTTTCAGACGATATACTTGTTGCATCGACAGAGAAGCTGCAGTTCCGCGACACGGCTATCTATATCCACTCAAGTGCAGACGGACAGCTTGACCTCATAGCCGACACAGAGATTCAGATTGCTGCCACTACCGTAGACATCAACGGTAACGTAGACATATCAGGCACCCTGACAATCGGTGGTGCGGGTATCTCTGAGGCAGAACTTGAGATACTCGACGGTGCGACGGTCACCACAACAGAAATAAACATCATGGATGGTGACACATCCGCATCCGCTACGACTGTAGTCGATGCTGACCGTGTCGTGTTCAACGATGCCGGAACTATGAAGCAGGTGGCGGTCACAGACTTAGCCGCCTATTTTGATGACGAAATCACGGCGATGCCAAACCTTGTTACCACTGCAGCTACGACTGTAGGGGCACTCAACTCAGGTTCTATCACGTCCGGCTTCGGCACTATCGACACAGGATCGTCAACGATCACAACGACGGGCCTCATCACAGGTGGCTCTCTCGACATCGACGATGTTGTTATCAACGGCACAACCATCGGTCACACAGACGACACAGACCTGATGACAGTTGCGAGTGGTCTACTCACTGTGGCCGGTGAAGTCTCTATGACTACGCTCGACATCGGTGGTACGAACGTAACAGCAACCGCTGCTGAACTTAACTACAGCGACACAGGTGCTTCTGTAGGCACTGTGGTTGCAAGTAAGGTTGTCACAGTTGATGCAAACAAAGACGTAGCCAGTTTCCGTAACATTACACTGACAGGCGAACTAGACGCTGGGTCACTTGATGTATCGGGTGATGCTGATATTGATGGTACGCTTGAGGCTGATGCAATTACCATTGCCGGTGTTACACTAGCCGAAACAATCTCTGATACTGTTGGTGCTATGGTTAGTTCCAATACAGAGACAGGCGTATCTGTTTCGTATGATGACAGTGACAACACCCTCGACTTTGTATTAGGTACAGCACAAACAACAATTGAGTCAGTCAAAAATACCAGCCTTGTGATTGGTAGGGATGATGACAACCTTATCAAGTTTAGCACAGACAATCAAATTATCTTTGAGGTATCTGGCGGCGACAATGTAATCTTTAAGGCTAGTGGTGAGATTGAGGCAAGCAGCCTTGACATTAGCGGTGATGCAGACATCGACGGCACCCTAGAGGCTGATGCGATTACGGTCAACGGCACAGCACTCAACACAGTTATCGCAGGGGTAACAGTGGCGAACGCTACTCTAGCAGCCACCACTACTGTTACGGACAGCACAGCAAACACCAACTTCCCTGTCGTATTCCACGATGAGTCGAACGCACTCTTGGATGATACGGGTGCCCTGCGCTACAACCCAAGCACAGGCGAACTCCTAGTTCCGAAGTTGACTGTAGCGGGTACGACAACCACCGTAGACACGGTGACGATGAATGCAGAGAATGCTATCATCTTTGAGGGTGCTACGGCTGACGCACACGAGACTACACTTACTATCGTAGACCCGACAGCAGACCGTACGATCAACTTGCCCAACCAGTCAGGCACGGTGCCTGTCTTGGCTGCAGCAAGCAACACAGCGATCACGTCTACGCCCGACGAACTGAACATACTCGACGGGGCTACTGTGGTCGTGGGCGAGATCAACGCTCTCGACTTGGGTTCGACAGCAGTCGGCACGGCTATCGCGTCGAAGGCAGTCATACTCGACTCGAACAAGGACTACACAGGTATCCGCAACTTCACCATCACTGGTGAGTTAGATGCCGGTTCACTGGACATCAGCGGAGATGCTGATATCGACGGCACCCTCGAAGCAGACGCTATCACAGTCAACGGTGCCACTCTTAACTCTGTCATCGTTGATGAGGCTACATCCCTTGCAATCGCTCTTGGGTAACCTTGACAATCAACGACTAATCGCGTATAATATATCCGAAGAGGGATAATCAATGGCTAACACGTTTAAAGTTATAACAAGAGATGTTGCTCCTGCTTCATCTGGTACACCGGAAACTTTGTACACAGTGCAGAGTGGCAGTACCGTTGTTGTTCTTGGGCTGACGCTTGCCAATGTACACACATCACAAGTCACTGGAACAGTGCAGCTTGTC